AATCTACCAGTTATAATATCAACAGATGAATACATAGAACAGAAAGCTGAAGAATTTCATTCTTCATACAGAGAGGTATTTAAAACTTTTTATAATGACGCGGAAATTCATATGAATAATATGTTCAATGATGCTATAAAAAATAATCTAAACATTGTTGTTGATCGTACTAATATGACAAAAAAATCTCGTAGGAGATTTTTATCTAGAGTTTCTTCAGTTTATTATAAACAAGCTGTTGTATTTGATAGAAATTTAGAGTATCTTACCAATATTAACCAGTCGAGAGTTAGTATTGGGAGAGATATTCCACAGAAAGCAATAGAGGATATGGTTAAATATTATCAAGAACCTTCCTATGAAGAAGGATTTGATAGCATTATTACAATTAGTACATAGGAGTAATACATATGACACACCCTTCATTTGGAAAATATACAAAAGAACAAATTCAAAAAATGGTTGAAAGTCCATTTATTATACCAAGATCATCCCAGAAAGAAGTCTCTGTGTACGCAGTTCATGTAACTAGAGAAAGAGAAGTAATTGCGTATGACTCTGCGATTGTCGAAGTTGAGGCAGATTCTGAAGAACAAGCCAAAGACATTGTAAATAATAGTATGGATTGGGATAGTTTTGATTGGAATGAGGATGATTCATCTACTGAAGACTCTGATTGCTATAACATTGAAAGCGTGTCTTTAAAAACAGTTGAAATCTAACGAAAAATATTTTATAATATATAAAGAATAACGGTCTTATAGTGTAACGGTTAGCACACGAAGCTTATACCTTCGCATCCCCAGATGAGGGAGTAGTATCGGTTCGAATCCGGTTAGGACTACCAAAATTACTTATATGCGCCTGTAGCTCAGTTGGTTAGAGCGGACCGCTCATAACGGTTTGGTCGGAGGTTCGAATCCCTCCAGGCGCACCACTAATATACATAGAGGACTAATGAATAAATCAAAATATAAATTAAAATTTGAATTTGATAAAGTTAGTATTCATGTGGAATCAGACGAAGATATTGAAGATCAATTAACCTCTATATATAATAACAATCAAAACAGACCATATCAATTCATGGCATCCGCAGCAACGGTTTCAGGAGTTAAAATGGTAGGAACGGAAATATCATAAATGTTTGGAAAAAATGAAATTGTTGGACAAAAATTCTTCTCTGAAGCTGGTGCTAATAAGTTATTTGTAACATCTATATTCTTTACATTACAAGGAGAGGGACCTTTTAGAGGATATCCTGCTGTATTTGTAAGATTAGCAAAGTGTAATCTTAAATGCAGCTTCTGTGATACTTTTTTTGACGGAGGAGATTGGTTATCATTTTCAGATATTGACCAGAGAATATCAAACACTATTGAACAATATTATAAAAGCAGATCTTTAACTATACCTCAATGGGCTAAGGATCGCAGGATGGTTCTAGTGATGACTGGAGGAGAACCTATGCTTCAGAAAAATATTGGAGATTTTCTTTCAACGGTTGGAGCAACTTTTGAACATACTCAAATTGAAAGTAATGGAACAGTATATCAAGAAATCCCTGATGATACAGTGTTAGTGATTTCTCCTAAGTGTTCAGAAAAGAACGGATCACCAGTTAAATATCTAAATCCAAGACAAGAAGTATTAGATAGAGCAGATTGTCTAAAATTTGTTATGGAATCTAATTCAGATTCTCCTTATAGTACAATTCCTGATTTTGCTGTTCAATGGAAAAACAAAACAGGAAAGACTGTATTTGTTTCTCCTATGAATATCTATAATAGAGAACCTCAAAAATCTAAAGAGCTTAGAGGAGAAAAACAAGATAATGTAACTTTAGAAGAGAGGTCTTATGTTGATGAAGTTATTGAGTTTTGGGAAGAAGGATTGCTAGACATGAAAGCTAATGAAAAGAATCACAAATACGCTGCTAATTATTGTATTCAGAATGGATGTGTGTTGAATCTACAGATACATCTATACGCTGGATTAGCATAAATATTATTCCTCACACAGGTCTTTTCATAGTGTCATCCCTGTATAAAATTCTGCCGCTATATCAATCAAATATAGAAAGGTAAATTAAAAATGTCTAAATGGACTATTGATAAACAGTTTTCGTTCTGTTATGGTCATCGTGTTTGGTCTCAAAAATTAAATACTAATTATTGTGAGACAGGAGATACTCAATGCAAATGTCGTCATCTCCACGGACATGAAGGGCTAGTTCACGTATTTCTTGAAGGAGAGTCTCTTGAACGTGGAATGGTTACAGATTTTAAACATCTAGGATGGTTGAAAAACTTTTTAGATAATGTTTTAGATCATAAATTCATTATCGATAAAAATGATCCCATGTTTGATAATCTAGTTGTATACAATTGGAGCAAATTGAATCCAGATGTAGAATTAGTATATGATCCGATTTACATTCCTGGGACATCAATAAAGGTTGCTGAGAAAATTTCTACACTAATTAACGGATACATAGGAGAAGTTCTTGAAGGGTACACAATTGTTGATTTTGTGCCTACATCTGAAAATTTTTGTAAGTGGCTTTTTGATATCACAGAACATAAAATGTCTTTAATAGATATCAAAGTATCTAGGGTGGATTGGTTTGAAACGCCTAAATCTAGATCATCATATTCAAAGTAAGCAATATGAATAAATAAAAACGATACACAAAGGTATCGAATCATAAACAAACAACCATGTAAGGAAGGTAAATAAATGTCGTTTAATAAAACTAAATGTGATCCTGTTCTAGGAAAAGAAATTCACGAACATCTCGTAAAATGTGGAGTAGAAACTCCTATCAAAGAAAATCAATTAGATCGCAAAGAGAAAATTGATATTATCGAAAAACACTTCAAATCTATCATGGAAACTCTTGGTTTAGATCTATCGGATGATAGTCTGGAAGAAACTCCTACGAGAGTTGCTAAGATGTATGTCAATGAAATATTCTGGGGCCTTGACTATGAATCATTTCCAAAATGTACTACAGTAGCTAATAAAATGAATTATGATGAGATGGTTGTAGAGCGCAATGTGACTGTTATGTCTGCATGTGAACATCATTTTGTTACAATTGATGGCACAGCAACTATTGGATATATTCCTAATGATAAAGTTCTTGGCCTCTCTAAATTAAATAGAATTGTTGAATATTTTGCAAGACGTCCTCAAATTCAAGAAAGGCTTACTGAACAGATCTACTTTGCTCTTCAATATATTCTAGGCACTGATGATATTGCTGTTATTATTGATGCTAAACATTATTGTGTTAAGTCTAGAGGAGTTGAGGATTCTTGTTCTTCAACTGTAACATCTAAGATGGGAGGTAAATTTCGAACGGTGCCTGAACTGCGATCCGAATTTATGTCCATTTTCAACAAAGAATAGTATTGATTTATTTAATATTTTGTGATATATTACTGATATGAAAGTTAATAAATTCAATATACATTGGCAAATTGTTAGGGTAGATGCTAAATCTATTAAGAAAGTTGATGAAAAAATAAAATTCATCATCAACTTTCTTAATTCTAATAAAAATATTCATAACTATGAGAGAGTTCTCAATTGGTTAAAAATGACATCTCTATCATATGAGAATAATAATAGGGAGATTTTCAATAATTGCATACATAATATTGAAAATAATTATAATGAATATCAATCTTGTGTTGATAATGTTAATAATTTAGAAGACATATCAACGAACGATCTTTTAAAGGTGTTCAAGGATCTATCTAAAAGGAAATATAATTTTCAATTCAAATCAGTGCCTAAAGATCATACTAATTTTATGGATAATTTAAATAATGAAATTGCAAAGCGCAAAATATAAACTAATATCACACGAAGTTCCTCTAGAATTAATGTTGCAGGAACAAGATAATATATCAGACTACCTTTACATCCTTCTTCATATAGCAATGAGAGATCCTGTATATTTAGAATACGCCATTAATTATAAAAAGAATGGAGGAATTGTCTATCTCGACAATTCCTGCTTTGAACTAGGGGAATCTTTAGATTCCTCTATATTGTATGAATATTATCAAAAGATCAATCCTGATGTAGTCATATTGCCTGATAAGCTTGGATTTAAAGAGGATACAATAAAAAGGTCATTATCCTTCATAGAACAATATCCCTCTTGTATACAAGCATCTATGCCAGTAATACAAGGTAATTCTTTTGAAGAAATGGTGGAGTGTTACAAAGAGTTCTCAAAAGTTCCTGATCTGCAATATATTGCCATTCCTTTTGTATATTCATGGATACACAGAGATCCTTTTTTACAAGCTAGTGAAAGAGTAAAATTAATATCTTTTATGAATAGATCTAATATTATTGATAAAAATATTAAACATCATCTTCTGGGAACCTGGCTTCCCCAGGAATTTATTCATTATAGAGGATATTCTTGGATTTATTCTGTGGACACAAGTAGCCCTATCATGTCTGCTATAGAAAATATTCACTACACCTCAATGGGGTTGCAAACAAAACCTAAAACCAATTTAGATATGGTATATTCTAAAAAAATAGAAGACATTAATTTAAAATTGATGTATAATAATATCAATCAATTTAG